TTTCTAATGATGATTTATGTAGTTTACTCGTTGGGTAACGAAGACCCTCATGCAACTTGTGTAGATCGTGAGGTAGCTTGTGAGATTGCAGAGTTCCTTGATGGTGAAACTGGTGTGGATCATTGGGTAGCAGACCTAGAAGTATCTATGACCTTGGAGGACTTTACTAATGACTTTTGATGATTGGTTTGGTGAACAATTAGAGCAAGGGTTCCTACTACCGTACGAGGAGTGTAGAGACGCCTATGAAGCTGGTTGGAATGCTTTAGCAGAATTAACCGATGGGCCAACCTATGAAGAGGTAATATCACATGAAAGAAGTAGTGTTTGATACAGAAGGGGATGGCCTAGCCTACGAGTGCACTAAACTACATATCCTAAGCTACTCCTACGATGGAAAAGCTTATCACTCCACAGCAGACTATGGGGAAATGGTAGAGTTCTTTAGTCAACCTGAGACCTTGTTTGTAGCTCACAATAGTATTAAACACGATATGGTAGCTATCAATCGTATCTTGGGTGTGCCTATGGATTACAACAAGTATGTGGATACCTTGGCCTTGAGTTGGTTCTTGTATCCAGATCGTCAGTCTCATGGCTTAGGTAGCTATCAGTATGAGTCAGGACTGGGGAAGCCTAAGGTAGACGACTGGGAGAATGTTACTTATGAGCAAATGAAGCATCGGTGTGAAAGTGACGTAAGCCTTAACTGGTGGCTATGGATGAAACAGAAGAAAAGACTAATGGAGATTTACAATGAATAAGTCAGATATTAACGGCGACACTTACTACGTTCATGTTGACGGTTTGTATGAGGGCGGGTTTAAGAACGTGCATGAAGCTACAGAGTTTGCACTCAGGTTCTTAGTTAATGGTGCAAGTCATGTGGTAATTGAAAGTCGTGCTAATTGGTTTTCACGAGCCGAGGCTTAAATCGTATGACAGAACAACTGACACCTGATATTCTAAGGTTCATACGCTACCTTAGTTTCAAGCAATCGTGTATGCAAGAACAAGAGGCTAACCCTCTAGTAGTAGACCTAGAGAAAGCCAAGAGGCACTATGATGAACTAGAAGCACTTAAGCTAGAGAAGACCGAGGCTTTGCGTAAGGTAATGCCACAAGTACCAATCTGTAGCTACAAGAATAAGCCTAAGGTAATGACCAAGAAAGACGGTTCCATGAGTGCTTTAGCTGAGAAGTGGTATCAGTTACTTAAGGAACAGCACCTACCTAGTACCACAGAGGGTGTAGTAACGGTCATAGAAGGCTACGAGGATGGTAACCCTAACAGCCCTAGCCAAGTCAAAGAGTGGCTCTACAGCTTAGGTTGGAAGCCCTGTACCTACAAGTTCGATAGGAACAAGAAGACTGGGGAAGAAAAGAAGATTGAACAAGTGCGCTATAGTTCACCTAGTGACCCACGTAAGGGTATGCTTACTGATAGTGTGCTTAAGCTGAAGACTAAGGAACAAGGGATTGAGCACCTAGAGGGTTTAACTGTAGCTAGTCACCGCATGAGTATCTTTAAGGGGTTCCTAGAAGCGGCTACACCACTTAAGGATAACCCTAAGTATGGTCACGTAGTAGCTGGTGCTGGTGGCTACACAAACACTCTGAGGTTCAAGCACAGAGCACCTATCGTTAATCTACCCAAGGTAGGATCAGCATGGGGTGAGGAGATCAGGGGGTGTATCGTAGCGCCTGAAGGTTACACTGTGTGTGGTGCTGATGTTGTGTCACTAGAGTCATCAACGAAAAAGCACTATATGTGGGACTACGACCCTGCTTATGTAACTGAGATGAGTGCTGAGGGCTTTGATGAGCATTTAGATTTGGCTAAACACGCTGGTGAGATTACCCAAGATCAGATCGACCTTTATAATGAAGGGAAAGCACCAGAGCTTAAGGCAGTCCGTAACGTGTTCAAACCAGCTAATTACGCGGGTGTCTATGGTGTTCGTGAGCTTACCCTTAGTAGGTCTACAGGTATGTCTGTACAAAGGTGTAAGGACTTGATTGAGGCTTATTGGGAACGTAACTGGTCAGTAAAGGAGATAGCTAAAGCACAATACATTAAGACGCTCAAGGACGGTAGCATGTACTTGAAGAATCCTGTTAGTGGTTTTTACTACAGCCTTAGGTATACCAAAGATGCTTTCTCTACGTTAAATCAGGGTACAGGGGTCTTCATTTTTGAATTGTGGGTAAAGAAGTGTAGAGAGAAGGGGATTAAGTTTTCCCTCAATTACCACGACGAACACTTGTCATATGTAAAGAAAGGACAAGAGGACAAACACACAGAATTACTAGAGGAAGCCATGAGAGAGGTAAACGAGACATTGAAGCTAAACGTAGAGATTACCAGTGACATTCAGTATGGCTGTAGTTATTCGGCTGTTCATTAGAGAAAGGTACATATGGAAAATAAACTAAAGGTATTAGACCTATTTGCAGGTATCGGAGGCTTTACATTAGGGCTGGAGAAGACTAAGCTGTATGAGACTGTAGCTTTCTGCGAGTGGGACAAGAGTTGTCAAGAGGTTCTACACAAGCATTGGTCCGGTGTTCAGTGTTTCGGTGACATCCAGAGTTTAGAGGGTATGCAAGGAATAGTAAGTGAGGTATACGACAGAACACCAGGTTATGAACTACGTATTTCACGGTCTGTAGATGTTATAACAGGTGGTTTTCCCTGCCAAGATATCTCAAACTCAGGTCCGAAAGACGGTTTACACGGAACTAGGTCGTCTATGTGGTTTCACTACCTACGTCTAATCAGAGACATTAAACCAAAAGGAGTTATAATTGAAAATGTTTCAGCCCTTCGACATAGAGGACTTGGAGAAGTCTTGTACGGCCTTAACTCGGTCGGGTACGATGCGGAATGGCACAGTATCACCGCTAAACACCTTGGTGCCACTCACGAGAGGGACAGAACCTTCATACTTGCCTACCCCACTCGCGTCGGACAGCAAAAACCGTGGAGACCTCTCGAATCCCTCCGTAAAGAGGAGACAAGAAATCGGGAAGCAAATATCGTTCAGTATGCACTTCAAAGGGAATCCTTGCCCTACGTGTGCGGAGATCATAATGGCATTTCCGGAGGGGTGGACAGACTTAAGCAAGTAGGCAACTCAGTGTATTGGCCTATCGTAGAACAGTTGGGGTATCACTTGTATAATAACATCGGCAACCAACATCGGCAAAACTAGCGTTGCACTATAGCAACACCAAAACTAAATAAACCCTAAGCTATTGTAATCCTACTGTAAAAGGACTTATATATAGATACAAGGGTATCACAAACAGAGACAAAGGACTAAACACTATGGCTACAGTTTACGTAGAAGGCACAGCACAATACGCACGAGTATTCGATGGTGACCAAGACCTAGGCAAGAACCTGCCAGAAGATTCAGATCAGCGTATCAAACTTGAGAGTATCCAAGGTCAGTACGTTATGAACCTGTTTCTTACCCCCGAAGCGAAAAAGAAGGCTATCGCTGATGGTATCCCTAACAAGGGAATGGTAGGACAACTCTGGAAAGAGGATGACGAAGGTAACACTTACTACAAGTGTACTCGTAAGCACTTTAACCCTAAGTTCACAGATCGTGACACAGGTGAGCAAGGTGTAGTGATGGGGCCACCAGTTATCGTTAAGGACACACCAGAAGGTGTAAAACCTTGGGACAAAGATGCTGATGGTTTGATTGGTAATGATTCTAAGGTGGTAGTTAAGTTCAACGTGTGGGACGGTAAGATCGCTGAGATGATGGCCGTGAAGATTGTGGAACACGTAAAGTACGAACCAGCTTCAATGAACGAAGGAGACTTCTGATATGGCTAAAGTAACAATCCTAATCGAGACTGAGGATGAAAACGGGGGTATTAACGGACAAACTACAATGGTGGTTAAGGAAGATGTGGTTCTTATTGAAGAACTAGCTTCGGTATTCTTCTATGCCGCCATTGGTGCTGGTTGGGTAATTGATGGTGTCGATCTGTACACAGATACTAAGGGGTGAAAGACAATGGCTAAAGTAACAATTATCTACGAAGAAGAAGATGAGAAATTGGGTACACGATTGGTAACCCTTACACGAGATAAGGAGGATATGTCAGCTATGGATATGATGTACTTCTTCGCTGAGAGTATGCGAGGGTGTGGCTATGACTTCGTTAATCGTGTGGGTTATGCTACCAAAAGGGGTGAAATGAAGTGGAGTGAGTTCTAAATGACTGAAGAACAAATAATCGTACAGCTTAATCCGGATGTACCCCCTACAGGTTCCGACTTAGGAATTACGAACGCAGCCCGTCGTTCCTTTGGTAAGCGTAGTGAGTGGGAGTTAACTGATAAGAAAACAGATCAGTGGACAATCGTTCAGGGGGACTCAAACCCTCATTACTACAAGCTAAAAGACAAAGACAAGCGGTTGCTAGAGTTCTTGGCTAGGGGTATGACTGCGGATGACTTTGATTTCTTTACTGAAGAAGTCCAACGTCTAGGTTATAACGCATTCAATCAACAAGGGACAGACCTAGAAGGTCTCGACTCTGGCTTTTTGCTAGAGTTACTCTGGGAGTGGCGTAACAAACCTACTCACGATACACCGTTCTCACATAGCTTCTTCTCCTTTGAGGTCAAGGCACCTATCTTTGTAGCCAGACACTTGGTTAAGCATGAGTATCTCATTATGAGTGAGTATTCTCGTAGGTATATCACTTATGATGTAGAGTTCTATCGTCACTTGTACCGTAATAAAGCCGAGGATGTTAAGCAAGGGTCTGGTGGAGTTCATCCTACGTGGAATCACGGGGTGGGTACTGGTTACATGGATGAGTTACTTGAGTATTATGAAGACTCCTTAGACTTGTACAACAAGATGATTGACGATGGAGTTGCGCCAGAGCAAGTTAGAGGGTTGCTACCACAAGACCTTATGACTGCATGGACATGGAGTGGTACGCTGGGGGCGTTTGCGAATATGTGTAAACTACGCCTCGGTAAAGACACTCAAGCTGAGACACGTTATGTAGCTGAGAAGGTCTATGAAGAACTAAAGAAGCAGTTTCCTGTAGCTGCACCATTGCTCGTAGAGGGAGTCTACTGAATGAATAACGAATATATGTTGACAGATAAAGAGGTCGAAGGTATTTACAAGTCACTGTACGAGGCTGCACAAGAAGATACTAAGGAAACTAATGAGGACTTCCTTCGGTACTTCGACAAACGTGCTAAGGAAGACTTGGGATGGCGTTACTATGACTACAAAGACTTCATCATTGCACAAGAGCTAAAGAGTATCATTGGTGACCTTGAGAACCCTGATTGGGATGAGTTCGAGACTCCGGATAACAAGGCTGCTGATCTGGCCTCTATGTATCGAGTTCTTAAGTATTACTTGGTTTGTAGTGACTACAAGAAGTTCGTAAAGGAGCGTCGGGATGGGTGCCATTAGAGAGCGTGAAGTAGTTAATGTAAGAGGTACAGATTACTTCGTAAATGAAGCGTCTAAAGGTTACCCTTTTGAAGATGACATCCCTAAGACTTTAGTGCTAGAAAGGATTTACTTTGAAAAAACCGAAGAGTGTGACTAAGGTAATCATTGATGGTGATATTATTGGGTATAGGGCAGCAGCAGGGACAGAGTATGTTGTAGACCCTGACTTTGTGTTTCCTACTGACTACAAAATTCCCAAGTGTGACATACCTATGGTTAAAGGGACTGAAGCCGACACTATTAAACAAGTGGACAAACTGATGAACTACATCGTAGGGGAGACTGTGGTTTTCCCTACAGAAGATAACCTAGAGTGCTACCTCACAGGGAAGGGGAACTTTCGTTATGAGGTAGCCAAGACTGCACCCTACAAAGGGAACCGTAAGGACGTAGTAAAACCTACGAACCTACCAGCAGCTAGGCAACACCTTATTGACAAGTGGGGTGCTGTAGTATCACAAGGGGAAGAAGCTGATGATCTAATTGGTATTGCTTCCTGTATTGGTGACCCTGAGACTACTGTAGTATGTACAATCGACAAAGACATGATGCAGCTACACGGGTGGAACTTTAACTTCGTTAAGAATGAGTGGAGTTACATTAGTGTAGACGAAGGTAACAAGTTCTTCTATACGCAGATACTTACAGGAGACAATGCCGACAATATCAAAGGTATCCATCGTGTAGGCCCTGTGAAAGCTGGTAAGATACTTGATGGGTTGACTACAGAACAAGAACTGTATGAAGCCTGTGTTAAGGCTTACGATGGGGATATAGAACGTGTACTAGAGAACGCTAGGCTACTATGGCTTAGACGTTATGAGGGGGAACTATGGGAACCACCAACTTAGAAGCAACACTAAAATGCCTTCTTGACGCTTGCGAGACTATGAGGGATACTTCTGGTTATCATAGGGGTAAAAGGACGCAACTAGTTACAGAGTCTCAATGGTCTTCTTGGTGCAAGCAAGTTAAAGATGCGAAGAAGGGTTACACAGATTATGGTAGCTAAAAGAGATGACTTTAGATCAGGCTTAGAGTACAATAACGCTAGACACCTAGAGGACCAAGGCTATACCTACGAGTACGAGAAACGCAAGATTAAGTACCAAAAGAAAGTATCTACCTACCTCATTGACTTTGAGTTACCTAACGGGATTATCATTGAGACTAAAGGTAGGTTCGTTAGTTCAGACAGGGCTAAACACTTGCTTATCAAAGAGCAACACCCTAAGCTAGACATTAGGTTTGTCTTTAGTAATAGTAAGTCTAAGTTGTACAAAGGGTCTAAGAATACTTATGGTGACTGGTGTAGTAAGCACGGGTTCCTGTACTCAGATAAATTAGTGCCATTAGAGTGGCTAGAGGAGTAACTGATGAGTGAGATGGAAGTATTCTACGGGGTTTTCAAAAGGTCTTTTATAGATGTTGATATAAGTGACACCGATGAGTTTTATGACTTAGAGGAAGAACACAAGTGTCATTATGTGAAAGTAAGGGGTTTGTTATTTACCTTCTTTAAAGTCAAGGATTTAGACCCTTGCGGTTTTTCTACACTCTTGGGTGATAACGATGAATGGCAGTCTTTTATAGTTCTTTGGTATAATGGGGGCGCTGGTGTACACGAGGTTGTCGGGAACCTTATAGAAGATTACTTAGGAGACTGCCAATGAACAGGTTTAACATAGGTATGTGGCTATGGTCCTCAAGCCTAAAGGTAGCTAATGTAGGGAAGTCTATGGCTATCAAGTATGCACCTGAGGGTGTCTTTGATGTGGCTACAAACAGTGACTTGATTATCCATCGTATCATTGAAGGGCCTTTCACCCAACAGGACTTAGGTTACGAGTGGACAGGCCCAGAAGATGCTGAGTGCTTTTTGGTAGTGTTGCTAGAGAGAGATGGTGCTACTGAGGAAGTAGAGTGGTACTTCGAGGGTGTAGAAGAAGCCTATACGTGGGTTAGACACTTTAAGGGTTCTATTGAACCAATAATTATAGATGGAGATACTTATGGGTAAAGATTACTTGATTATCGGCGACCAACATTCTCATCCCGACCACAATAATGATAGGGCAGATTGGGTGGGTCAACTTATTAAAGACCGTAAGCCAGATGTTGTAGTAAATATCGGAGATGCTTGGGACTTGCCTTCCCTCAGTTCTTTTGACAAAGGTAAAGCATCTTTCCATGGTGCATCTTATGAACGAGATATCAACGCTGGGTTAGACTTTCAGGATCGGGTATGGCACCCCATGAAGAAGTCTAAGAAGAAACAGCCCCGTAGGGTATTTCTTGAGGGTAACCACTGCCACCGTATCGCTAAGGTACTGGAGTACGAACCCCACCTAGCTGGTGAACGCTATGGTATTTCCTACAGCAACTTACAGCTGGCAGACTACTACCACGATGTAGTTATGTATGAAGGTGGTACACCGGGTATCATTACTTTAGACGGTATTTCTTTTGCTCACTTCATGGTGTCAGGCCTTATGGGTCGCCCTATTGGGGGAGAACATCATGCAGCCAGTCTCTTGCAGAAGAACTACAGTTCATGTATCGTAGGGCATAGCCACACAGCAGACTTTGCTATTAGGTCAGGTTCTAATGGTAAGAAGATTATGGGTCTTGTAGCTGGGGTGTATCAGGATTATGACTCAGGTTGGGCTGGTAATGTAAATAATCTTTGGTGGCGTGGTCTTGTGTACTTGCGTAATGTAGAAGATGGTGTATATGATCCTGAGTTCATCTCTATTGAAGCACTACGAAAGGAATATGGATCATGATAACTAAAGAGGATATGGAAGCTATGGCTAATGATACAGAGGTACAACTTGAGTTCAACTCCGTAAGGTCCAAGCAAGTGTTAGACCCTTATGATGATGCCCCTGTAGTGGGTGATGCCTACAAGCAAGACTTTAGTAATAAAGACAAGGAGACAAAGTGATGGCTAAGTGGGGTGAAGCGACTGTGGGTAATATTAGTATAATGTCTATGGTTAAAAAGTTTGCTGAGGTTATGGGCCAAGAGCCTAATCCTGAGTCGTCTGGTAACTTGGTCCTTGAAGAGTTTAATGAGTGGTTTGATGAATTTTACACAGGATACCCCCCAGCAGAACTCAAGGAACTATCTGACCTTGTGTATGTGATCTATGGTTACGCTAATGTACGAGGGTGGAACCTTGATGAAGCTGTACGTAGGGTACATGAGAATAACATCGGACGGTGTATTCAACCTGATGGCAGTATTAAACGTAGGGAAGACGGGAAGATTCTTAAGAACAAGGACTTCCCTAAGGTAGAACTAGGAGACTTGGTGTGAGCGCACTAGAAGACTACAGAGCCTACAGAGAAGCACAAAGACAGAAAGAGCAAGCACGTAGGGAACTTGAGAGCCTTAGTGACACAGACTTGCTAGACATGGGTATTGCACGGTGTAATATCGAAACAGTTATTAAAGGGTATTACCACAAATGAGTAATCAACTACCTACAGAGTTCCAAGAGTTTATTGCACTATCGCGTTATGCACGATGGTTGCCTGAGGAGAAGCGTCGAGAGACATGGGGTGAGACTGTAGAGCGTTATGTGGATGGCGTAGTGTTTGGTACTATTGGTACAGAAGATACAGATATCGTACCTGACATTACCGAAGCTATTCTCTCCCTTGAAGTAATGCCCTCTATGCGATCTATGATGACAGCAGGTAAAGCAGCTATGCGAGATAACACTTGCATGTACAACTGTAGCTACCTACCTGTAGATGACCCTAAGTCCTTCGATGAGGCTATGTTTATCTTGTTGTGTGGCACTGGTGTAGGCTTTAGTGTAGAACGCCAATACGTGTCTAAGCTACCAGACGTACCCGACAAACTGTTCAATAGTGATACTACAGTAGCAGTTAAGGATAGTAAGGAAGGTTGGGCTAAGGCTTATCGTCAAGTGCTATCACTCTTGTGGGCTGGGGAGATTCCTAAATGGGATGTCTCCAAGGTTCGCCCTGCTGGTGCTAAACTCAAAACCTTTGGTGGTCGTGCGTCAGGTCCAGCACCTTTGGTAGACTTGTTCCAGTTTACTATTCAGAAGTTCAAGGGTGCAGTAGGTCGTAAGCTATCGTCTATTGAGTGCCATGACATTATGTGTAAGATTGGTGAGGTTGTAGTAGTTGGTGGTGTACGCCGCAGTGCTATGATCTCTCTGTCTAACCTGAGTGATGATCGTATGCGTCACGCTAAGAGTGGTCAATGGTGGGAGACACAAGGGCAACGAGGTCTAGCCAACAACAGCGTATGCTACACAGAGAAGCCTGACGTAGAGACTTTCCTGCGTGAGTGGACAGCTTTGGTAGAGAGTAAGTCAGGGGAGCGGGGGGTATTCAATCGGGTAGCCTCTAAGAAGCAAGCTGAGAAGTATGGTCGTCGTGATCCTAACTATGACTTCGGCACTAACCCTTGTTCAGAAATTATCCTTCGTCCTTACCAATTCTGTAACCTAAGCGAGGTTGTAGTTCGTGCTACGGATACTTTAGAAGACCTTGAGCGTAAGGTTAAGCTGGCTACCATCCTTGGGACTATTCAATCTACTTACACCTACTTCCCTTACCTACGTAAGATTTGGCAGAAGAACACGGAAGAAGAACGGTTGCTTGGGGTGTCTCTCACAGGGATTATGGATAACCCTTTAATGACTACAAAGAACAATGGATTGGAGAAAACACTTGAGCATCTACGTTTGGTGGCGGTTACTGCTAATATCGAGTGGGCTGAACGTCTTGGTGTGCCTCCGAGTGCTGCTATTACCTGTGTCAAGCCCTCCGGAACAGTTAGCCAACTGGTTGATAGTGCTTCTGGTATCCACACTCGTCACTCTGATTATTACATACGTACAGTACGAGGAGATAGCAAAGACCCATTGACACAGCTTATGATTGACCAAGGTGTTCCTAATGAGCCTTGTGTTATGAAGCCGGATCAGACTACAGTGTTTAGCTTCCCTATCAAAGCTCCTACAGGGTGTGTCACACGGGATGATATGACAGCCATTGAACAACTTGAGACATGGTTGGTGTACCAACGTCACTGGTGTGAACATAAGCCCTCTGTGACTGTCTCTGTGAAGGATGATGAATGGTTTGAAGTGGGGGCCTTCGTGTATAAGAACTTTGATGAGATGTCAGGCGTTAGCTTCCTTCCTCACGATGGTGGTAGCTACCAACAAGCACCTTACCAAGAGGTAACTAAAGAAGGTTATGAGGAACTTTTGGATAAGATGCCTAAGTCTCTTGACTGGTCTAAACTATCCGAGTATGAAGACGATGATAACACCTCAGGTATGCAAACGATGGCCTGCTCCGGTGACAGTTGTGAGATCGTTGACCTTACCTAAAGGGTTTAAAACTTGACAAAGCACCTAAGCATGTGTATAAACTGCTTACTTAAATCAAAGGAAAGGCCTACTATAATGGTTCAGCAACAACCTAAAGTAAAGACACAACGGGTTAAGACTAAGCACGATGAGAAGAAGCAACCTATTCACCTAGTACCTAAGAATGAAAAGCAGAAGGAATACCTAGAGGCCCTAAAGTCTTCTGACCAAGTTATTGTTTTCGGTCCAGCAGGAACTGGGAAGACCTATTGTGTAGCTACTTTTGCAGCTAACCAGT